GCCACAGATCCGGGCTATATCACTAAGGTCATGCGCCTGATCCGGGAGAACGACCTGACCAAGTATGACCCGCAACCGACCAAGGAGAAGGAAATGACGATACCCGAAAAAGCCGTACAGTGGGCGCTTAAGACCGCTGCCGATGATAACCACGGCTACAACAACACCAAGGGCCACCGCACCGGCAACCCGGACTACGCGTGTTCCTCATTCGTTGCGGCGGCATACCGGTCGGCGGGCCTGACCTCCATTCTGGCAGATGCGTACACGGCTACCATGCGGAAGCAATTCTTGGCGGCCGGGTTCGAGGACGTGACCGAGAAGGTGAACCTTAAGACCGGCAAAGGCATGATTCCGGGCGATGTGGTACTCCTGCCCGGCAAGCACGTGGAGATGGTCGCCAACAAGAAACTGCAGCTTGTGGGAGCCCGCGGGAACGCAACCGGCGGCGCGGCGAACGGGAAGCCCGGCGACCAGGGCGGCGAAATTGCCGTCACGAACTGGTTTGACTTCGGGTGGAGATTCTGCCTGAGGTATCCGACGAAGACCGAGCCGGTCAAGGTGAACTACATCGTTCAGGCCGGCCTCTACAAGGTCAAGGCCAACGCCGACAAGCAGCTTGTCAAGGTCAGGAAGGTCGTCCCGGATGCTTTCATTAAGAATGTCGGCACTCAGTACCGCGTGCAGGCTGGTGCGTATTCGGTGAGAGCCAACGCCGAAAAGAGGGTTGCCCAGCTGAAGAAAGCGGGCATCAACGCGATCATAAAAACAGAGTAAAAAGTAAGGGAGGCAGGTCAGCCCTGTCTCCCTCTTTTTTATGCCCTGCTCACCAGCTCCTCGATGACTGCGCTTTTGCTGATGCCCTGTGCCGCTGCCAGCCGGGCGATCTTTTCGATCGTCCCCGCGGAGAGGGAGAACATCGCCTGTTTTTTCTCCCCTCCCTCGTCGACTTCTCCGAAAATCTCCTCGTACTCGTCGGCGTCCAGGTATTTCTCGGCCCACTCCTGAGCCTCCTCGAGGGTCAGCGGCATGATCCGCTCGCCGCCCGACCAGTTGTTCTGGCCGACGGGCCGAGCGTATTTGGAAGCCGGGCCGCCCTCGCCGTAGAGGAAAAACTCGCCGGTGCTCTTGCGGTACAAGGTCTCCTCCCAGTACGCGAAGTCGCGGACGCTGCCGCTGTAGCTGGCGGTGGCCAATTCCTTGGCGGTGTCGGTGTCGTAACGTTTCCCATTGATGATCTTTTTCATTGACTGGATCCTCCTTTTCGTGCTATGGTTATAAGGTCAGGGGCGAGCCCCTGTGGATTGAAATTCAAATAAATACGTTAATCAGATGCGGGGCCCCTCGGGGCCCCTATTCTGTTTTAGTTGTAACGGCGGCTCATGTAGTCCCGGAACATCTTAGCGGTTTTCCTGCTTTCCTCTGCGGCTCTCTTCTCGGCCTCGGTGAGCACCTTTTCTGGTCTCGGAGCCTCGCTCCATCTCTTCTCGGCTTCCGGGTAAAGCTCTCTCAGAACGTGCATCAGCTGGAGGCGGATCTTATCCTCTTTGTTAACGCCGAAGAGCCGATGTACATCATCGATGTACCTGTCAGTATCGTCCAGCGCCTCGATGATCTCTTCCGCCGTCATCCCGGCGACGATCTTCATAGCGTCGTCCATCATCTCCCATTCGCCGTCCCATTTGTCGTAGTTCGCGGCCAGTACGTTCCAGATCTTCATCGTCTTCTCGGTCATCTCATTTTCTCCTCTCTGGTGCGGTTCTTTCGTGTTCTTTATGATGTTATTATAGCGAACAAATATATAAATGTCAATACTTTATTGCAACATTTCTATAGAAGTTTTTCATAAAAACAGAGTAGATGGAAGCCTGTACGTCCCGCCATATGCCACGACCGTCTACGATGTAGATAAAATAGGGCATAGGGACGGGTTCGACTCCCGTCTACTCCATTTCAAGGGGATTCTCAGTAAATCTGGGAGTCCCCGTTTTTTATTGGAATTATGCGGCTTTGCGCATTACCACTTTTGGTTAAGAAATTACCACGAATGGTAGAAAAATACCATAAATGGTAAACTATATGACACGAAATATGTCACGCCAAGGCTCAAGGAATAGCGCTGTTCATCTTATCCATCTGCCGCAATAATTCCTCCTGCATGGCGTTCTGGTAGACCGATTTTAAAACAGGGCTTCCGGGTTTCCATCCGCCCATCTTCGCCACGTAGATATCCGCGATTCCGAGCGTCGCGGCTCTGGTTGCGTAGCAGTGCCGGAGCAAATGGAAGTTGAACGGCGGTATTCCTGCTTTGGCTACAGCCCGCCTAAAACGCGCGAGAAGGGCATTCGGCGTGCAGATGATGAAATTACCGTCTATGCCCTTAAGAACGCCCAGAACGGGCTCTGAGAGCTTCAGGACGCGGTATGAGTCGGCGGTCTTTGGTGTCTGCTTTACGACCCAGATGTTATTTTCGTCCGCCACGATGTCCTTGCTGATGGTCAGCAGGTCGCCCTGCAGGTCATCTGAGGTCAGGGCGCATATTTCGCCACGGCGCAATCCGTAATAATAAGCCAACATGAGCGCAATCCACAGCTCCGTGCCATCAACCGACTTCAGCAGTTTCTGGACGTCCTTATCGGCGGGCAGACTGTACTGCAATTTCTGCTTTACCGGCAGAGACACGTTAAAGGTCTTTCCGGGGCAGAACATCTTACACGCAGACAACAATAGCACGTAGATATTACGGACGGTCTTAGGGGCACGTGTGGCGCTTATGGACGAAATCCAGAGCTGCACGCGTTCAGAGGTCAGGTCACGGATGTCCTCGGCGGCGATATCATCAAAGGCTGTTCGCTGGGCCGTACGATACCCGCGGATGGACGCGGGGGAGAGCACAGCGGTTTTAGCGGTGATGTAGCGTTCCACGGCATCCGATACGGTCATGGACTGCCCGCGGGCCTTGCGCTCGAGGGCCCACGCGGCAGCTGCAGCTTCGGCTTCGCGTTTTGTCGGAGCGGTGAAGGACTCATAAACAGGGCGCTTCTTGCCGTCACGCATGACGTAGTGGCTGAAGACCCGGCAGCGGTAGGAACCGGACGGGAGCTTGCGGGCGGTTGGCATTCGTCATCACCTCCTAAAACTTGGCGCGGAGCTCGACCACCTTGCCGATGATGCGGACGGGTAGCCGCTCCACTTCTTCCTGTGTGTACATGATGGGTTCATATGCCGGATTGGTGCTGATGAGCATGATGCCGCCCTCGAAGGTCTTCAGGCGCTTCACGCACGCGTCCGATCCGTTCACGGTCGCTACGATCACTTCGCCGGGCTCTGCCGTCTCCTGTTTCCGTACAATGATGGTGTCGCCGTCGGAGATCTTCGGTTCCATGCTGTCGCCGACCACACGCAGTCCGAAATATTCGCCGGATCTGCTGAGGGCCTCCGGGATTTCTTCGTAGTCGACCACTTCGCCGGACGCTTCCAGGGGGATACCAGCGGCTACCCTGGAATAGACGGGGATGCGGACGGACGCGGCGGCCTTGCGGTTCCGATCCTCGACAAGGTCGGCTTTTTCAATTCCGAAATACTGAGCCATGCGCTCAATCTTATCAATTCGCGGGTACGTCCTGCCGTTCAACCAGTCAGTCAGCGATGAGTACGGGACGCCAATTGCCTTTGCAAAGTCCCGGCGCTCAATTCCGATCCTGTCCATGTAGAACTGAATGTTGTCTCCCATGATTTTCTTATTACCTAACATATCCATACCTCCTCCAATTTCATCATAGCAGAAACCGTAAAAAATACAAGATAATGACGGGAAAACCGTTGACAAAAACGGTTTAACCGTTATAATAGAGCGTGTAGGGGCTTTATGGGAAGGAGGTGATGAATTGAAAATGACTTTAAAAGCTGCGCGTATCAACGCCGGTCTGACGCAGGTTGACGCCGCGAAACACCTCGGCATCAGCCCGTCAACACTGGTAAGCTATGAAGCAGGGCGAACGTATCCTGACGTTGAGGTACTGAAAAAGATTGAGGTCTTGTACAACATCAGCTACAACGACATTATTTTTTCATGCCCGGATGTAACGGTTTAACCGTTTTTGGAGGAAGGAGGCAATGAGAAGAGCAGACATCATCTTCGCCGGGCCGACCGGGAAGCTGAACATCCAGCAGATAGCCAAGATCACCGGCATACCGCCGACAACGCTTTATCGGTGGAGGAAAGACCCGGACAGCATCAAGGCAGGTGAGCTGCGGTTGCTGTTCAAGGCGGTCAAATTGCCGCCGGAAAAAGTAATTGAGTTTTTCAAGTAAAGTTTGAGTTTTTCGAGTGGGAAATGAGTTTTTCAAGAGGGGAGCACAAATGAAGAAGAGGGGCTTATTTTTCGGCGCGTTACTGATCGGAAGCATCACCCAGACCATGGTCGATCTGATCGTGCTGACCAAGTGGGACATCATCGAGATCTATTTTCTGTCCGTCATGGTCGGGACCCTGATCACGGTGGGCGTGGGAGCTCTGCTTGAGGATGAGCCGAAGAAGAAAAAGAGAAGCAGAAGGGAAGTTAAGGAAACGCGCCTGCCGGTCATCCGGGAGGGCGTCCTCTATGAAGTAAGAAGGGAGCACGAAGCATGAAGGAGCTGACATTCCATCAGGCGGCTGATGCTGTCAGGGCAGGGAAGGACATCCTGCTGGCAACAAGGTTCACGAAGTCGTTAGTGAACACGGCGTTTTTCGACGCAGAAAGATACTTCATCGATGAACCAAGCGAAGAACCCAAGAACTCAACTCAGGAACTGAAGAAGATCGGGCCGGTGGCGGTCAAGCTGGCCTACGACAAGATCATGGAGATGCGGGACGCGGGGAAGACCTACGACGAAATCGGTGCGCACTTTGGCTGTACCGGGCAGACGATCAGGAACTTTCTCGCACGCGAAGGCAAGGCAAAATCACAGAAAGGGGAGTAAGCAATGGCATTTGTTGAGGATAAGCAGGAAATCTGCGATCTGTTACTTGAGACGCTGAAGGCAACCAGAGCCGGGCAGGACATTGTGAACCTGATCTATGCGCAGGTAACGCCGCACGAAGAGAACGTCATGGTTCTTTACGCAAACGGAACTCACCAGAACATCAACGTGTCTCTGGACAGCGGCATCGGAATGATGCGCGACATCATGAAGAAGGTGTGAGCATGTACGGCTATTCATGGTCAGACCCTGCCGAAGAGGAGGAGATGGATAGGGAGTACCTCGAGGAGGCGCGCACCATTCCGCACATCACCTGTGATGAGTGTGATTGTGTGCTCCATGAGGGCGACACGTACTACACGATGGACTGGGGGAACATCTGCGAGGCGTGTTTTGAGGCATGGCTATTGGAAAACAAGAAGGAGGTGGAGTAATGGGACGCGTCGTGGGCGTGATGGGAGAGTCCGGCTCCGGCAAGACTACCGCAATGCGGAATCTGCCGAAGAACCAGACATTCTACATCGACAGTGACAAGAAGGGGCTCAACTGGAAGGGATGGCGTGATGACTTCGCCAACCTGGAACACGAAAAGGTGAGTCCGGACAGGGGCTGCTACTACAAGACGGACAAGTTCGCCGTGGTCGCCAGCATCCTAAGGAAAATCAACGAGGAAGAGCAGTTCCGGCATATCAAGTACGTGGTCATTGATACCCTCAACGGCATGATGGTAGCCGAAGAGATGGCAATCATGGCTATGCAGTCGGGAGACAAGCGGTCGGCGTGGTCAGACCTCGCCCAGAACGGGTGGAGCATCATCAATCAGGCGCTCGAAATGCGGGACGACCTGACGGTCATCATCCTGTGCCACTCGGAGACCATCTCCGACGATAACGGCATCATCCGAACCAGAATTAAGACCAACGGGCGCAAGCTCGAGAAGCTGGTGCTCGAGAGCAAGATGACCACGGTGGTCTGGGCGGTCAGGCAGGATGGAAAGTACAAGTTCATCCTGAGTGCGGACGGGAGCACGTGCAAGGTACCTCTCGGGTGCTTCGAGGAGAACGAGTGCCCGAACGATATCATGATCGTGATTACGGCGTTGGAGGAATACTAATTGAACGAATTAATTACGCCAGAGCTGTCGCAACTTCCCGCACTGCCGACAAGTGAAGTCAAAGAAGGCGTTGATAAGATCGGCGGATACATCGGAATGCTGACGGCCGCAAAGAAAGCGACGGCAGACCAAACAATCATCGATGAGGTTGATGAGCAAATTCGGAAGTACTCGGCTTTAAGACTTCGGTGGCAGATGGAGCTGGGTCGCAGAACGGCAGAGATTCCAAAAAGCAAAAATCAATACAGTGCTAGTCCGAGCGTTGGGCAAGCAAAATCAGAAAAGCTTAAAGAGCTGGGAATGACAAGACAACGTGTATCCGAGAATGAGCGCATGGCGTCCGATCCAGAAGCCGTTGAGAGGTATATCGAGCGCTCTATCGAACAAGGCGAAGCACCAACGACCTCTGGAGCACTGAAGGCCGTTAAGGCCGCAAGAAAAAAAGATAGGAGAGAGGCAAAAGAAGAGGCAAAGAAGTTTTCGGTGCCGAAGGAGCTGCCAGATACGTGCGAATTGTTTGTTGCTGATGTCGAAAGCGGAATTGAGAGAGTTCCGAAAAACAGCGTTGACTTCATCATTACCGATCCGCCGTATCCGAAAGAATACATCTATCTTTACGAATGCTTATCCGACCTTGCGGCTGATGTATTAAAGGACGGCGGATCTCTTCTTGTGATGTGCGGGCAATCGTACCTCCCGGAAGTAATAGAGAGGTTGTGCACATCCATGACTTACCACTGGACGCTCTGCTATTTGACGCCGGGCGGGCAGTCGCCCAGCTTATGGCAAAAGAACACCAACACGTTCTGGAAGCCGATCATCTGGATGACGAAGGGCAAGTACAAGGGTGATTACATCGGCGATGTGATAAAGACGGATGTCAACTCCAACGACAAGCGCTTCCACGAATGGGGACAATCCGAAAACGGCATGGCTTCAATCATCGAGAAGTTCACCTATCCGGGCGATGTGATCATGGATCCGTTCCTTGGCGGCGGGACTACCGGCGTATGTGCGGTGTCGATGGGCAGGCGGTTCATCGGATGCGATATCAACGAAGAATGCGTCAACAAATCGAGAGAAAGGATCATTAATTCGCTAAATGGAAGTCAGGAATGAACGTACTGGATGGCGGGATGAAGGTATATCCCGCCGACACAGGGAATGGGGCTACGATTGCCCGGCACAGGACATTGACTTTCTGCTTATCGAATACGACAAGTGCAAGCCCGTAGCTCTGATCGAGTATAAGAATGTCCACGCGCCAGGTCAATACAAGGACAGACCGCAATACAAGGCACTAATCAGCCTTGGAAATATGGCCGGGCTTCCCGTTTTCAATGTGAGGTATGCGGATGACTACTCCACATTTACCGTAACCGCATTAAACGAATTGGCGATCAGTGCCCTTCCCGACGGAAAGAGCAACCCGCCGCGTGTGCAGATGAACGAAGCCGAATATGTATCCTTCCTCTACAAATTAAGAGGGCGAGATATTCCAGCGGAACTCAAAAACAAATTACAAGGAGGAACTAAGTAATGAACTTACCGAGCTATGACAAATCCAAACGCAGATCAACCTTCCAGCAGCTTCCCAAGAACGCATATGTCATCCGCATCAAGGACGCCAAGCAGGACAAGTGGCCATCGGGTGATGATGTGATCCGCATCGCCTTTGACATCGCCGAAGGCGAATACGCGGGCTTCTACCAGAAAATCTTTGACGGAAGCTCTAACGAGGACAAGAAGTGGCCCATGGATGCCGTATACAGCCTGAACGTGCCGCACGACGGGAGCCCGTCCTATGAATGGAGCAACTGGAACACCTTCTTTGCGGATCTCGAAGACAGCAACGGCGGCTTCGTCTTTTCCGGCGACCTGACAACCCTTCGCGGCAAGGTCATCGGCGGGAAGTTCCACAACCATCAGTCAAGGGGCAATGGCGGCACGGTCTACGACCACATTGTCATGAGGTGGAGCTGCCCGGCGGATGATGTCCGTGAGGGCAAGTTCGGCAATCTTCCGAAAGACAAGCTGCTTGAAGGGAGTGCGCCCAGCTCCGGAGACACCGGCTTCGTATCCGTGGAAGAAGAAGGCGTGGTTCCGTTCTGATGGAACTCTTCGAGGTGGAGGACGCCCTGAAGTCCTTCCGGATCCTGGTCGACAACCGTGAACAGAATACGCTGAAGGCTGTGGAACGATACGCGGCTTTCGGCGTGCCGTATGAGAGGGCAACATTGAGGTTCGGCGACTACGCCGGGCAGATAATGCTTCCGGGCGGGCGTCTGTATGATACCGCCAAGCCCGTGACGGCCCGGTGCGTGGTCGAACGCAAGATGTCCCTCGAGGAGCTGGCGGCGTGCTTCACCAGAGAGCGGGACAGGTTCCGGCGGGAATTCGAGAGAGCTGCAGAGGCCGGCGCGAAGACCTACCTGCTGGTTGAGAACGCGAGCTATGAGGCAATCATCAACCACAGGTACAGGTCGAAGTTCAATCCGAACGCCATGTTGGCATCGCTGATTGCGTGGTCGGTCAGATACGACCTGACGCCGGTGTTCTGCAGGGCGGCAACCTCAGGGAAACTCATAAAGGAGATATTGTACAGAGATGTCAAGGAGAGGCTACAACGAGGCGAATTCGGCTGATGACGGTTTTACCCAGCTTCCGAACGAGCTGCTGGAAGCCCTCTACCAGACAGACAACCGCTTGTCACCGATGCACTACCGCGTTCTTCTTTATCTCATCCGCATGACGCATGGATGGCATAGAGCCCGTGATCGGATATCTATCCAGCGGATGGCGCTTGAGATAGGGAAGGACAGGCGGAACGTGTCGAGGGCGGTAAACGATCTGGAAAAGATGGGCATACTGGAAATTGACCGGCCCGGTCGCGGACGGATAGCCGATATCAATATCAAACGACCGGGTGAATGGGATTGTTCGCCGATAGTGTGAAGGTAGTAATAACATGTGTTGATTTTGACACATGTACCCATGTGTTGATTTCGACACATGTGGGTGTGTCGTTTTTAACACATGTACATGTGTTGATTTCAACACACCAACATGTGTTGATTTCGACACATACCAAATAAAGAAATATATATAACAAATAAAGATTAAATAAATATACTCCTTCGGAGGTGGTACATATGGCTATCTACAGGTTCGACCCTGAGGATGCAAGGCGGTTCGCCCGCGAGATGCATCTGGGAGTGTATAAGGACAATGGGAGGGAGCTGATAACAAACAAGTGCCCGTACTGCGGAAACCAGACCAGGGACAGGAACACGTTTGCCATCAGTCTGGAAACTGGCGCGTTCAACTGCAAGAGGGTGTCCTGCGGGAATAAGGGTAATATGCTGCGGCTCGCTAAGGACTTCGGGTTTTCCCTCGGGCGGGACGTGGATGAGTACTACAACTCACAGCGAAGCTTCCGGAGTCTGAGGCGCTACCCGGTACCCAGCAGTTCAGATCCGGCGGTGAGGTACCTCGAGGGCAGAGGCATCAGCAAGGCTGTTGCGGAAAAGTATAACATAACCACCCACTCGGAGAACGAAAACGTGCTCGTGTTCCCGTTCGTGGATGAGGCGGGCGAGATACAGTTCATCAAGTACCGCAACATGCACCCTAAGCCTGGACAAAATAAGGAATGGTGCCTGAAGAACTGTAGACCTATCCTGTTCGGAATGAACCACTGCGACCCAGAAAACAAGACGCTGGTTCTCACGGAAGGGCAGATAGACAGTCTGTCGTGCGTGCAGGCCGGGATACCCAATGCTATCTCGGTTCCTCTGGGCGCGAAGGGCTTTACGTGGATGCCGTACTGTTGGGACTTTTTGAGCAAGTATGAAGTGCTGATAGTGTTCGGCGACCATGAGAACGGGAAGATAACCCTGCTCGATGAGATGACGGAACGGTTCAATGGGCTGGTGAAGTACGTGCACCCGGATGACTATCAGGGATGCAAGGACGCCAACGAGCTGCTTCAGAAGCACGGTGAGATGGCTGTTCGGCAGGCAGTCGACCGGGCGGTTATCGTGGAGAACCCGCGGATTGAGGAACTCGCCGACGTTCGCCGTGAGAACCTGATGGACATGGAGCATATCTCCAGCGGGATATCGGAGCTGGATAAACTGACCGGCGGGCTCTTCATGGGAAACCTGGTTGTCCTCACAGGTGAGCGCGGCAAGGGCAAGAGCACCCTGGCATCTCAGATCGGAATAGCAGCTATCAACGCCGGGTACAAGACCTTCTTCTATTCCGGAGAGCTGAAGGACACCCAGTTCCGCGACTGGCTCGACCGTCAGGCGGCAGGGCGGCGCAACATCGAGTGCGGGCACTCCACGTTAGGGTTCGACTATTACTATGTGCCTGATGAGGTGCGCGGGAAGATAGGTGAGTGGTACCGCGGTACGGCATTCCTGTACAACAGCAAGACCTTCGGCGGGACGGAAAACGACGAAGCGCTGATTGAGACTTTAAAATGCGCCATCCTGCAGTACCAGTGCCGATTCTTAATTATCGACAACCTCATGACGGCAATGACGGATGACCTTCAGTCGGACATCTACCGCCAGCAGGCGAATTTCATCAAGGAGCTGGTCGGACTGGCCCAGAACCACAACGTGCTTATCATGCTTGTGGCGCACCCGCGGAAGAGAACGATGGTCGGGCAGGTGGACAACGATGATGTCGCTGGTTCGGCGAATATTACCAACCTTGCCCACGTGGTGCTCCACTTTACGACGCCCAGCAGCTCCGGGCCGGAGTGCGACAGGGTGCTGCGGGTCATCAAGAACAGGAACACCGGGCGGCTTAGTATGGACGGCATACCGATGTGGTACGACGAAGCCTCTAAGCGGCTGTCGGCGACCGAGGGAAAATTCGACTGGGTGCTCGGCTGGGAGAACGCCGAGAGCACATTCGAGGACGTGGAGGACGATGATGAGATACCATTCTGAGCCTGTGACGGAAGAAGAACTAAGAAATATCAACGCCGGGATAAACGACATCTGGAAGATGATAAAGAAGTTTCTTCCGGGAGACCCGAACGATGAGGGCTATTGGGAAGAGCTGACGGATACGTGCAGTGCCATCGGCAACAAGTACGGCAGTGAGCTTATCCAGCAGATAATACTTGCGGTTCATGCTTACATCGTGAAGGAGGCGCATGAGGTTTGTTAGCACCCAAAACCAACTGCCGGGGATGCACCAAGCGGTATCCCGGCTGTCACAGCAAATGCGAAGACTATATCAGGGCCCGGGCCGAGTATGACGCATGGAAGGAGGCGGAGCGGAAGGACGCAGCTGCCCGGGCGGATCAATTCAGACGGATACTGGAAGCAGAAAAGAGGGCAGGAAGATGGAAAAAGTAGTAGCACCACATCAGGATCCAGAAGTCCTACGGAAATTATATTTCGATGAGCGGCTGACCATCGAGCAGATCGCCGATCGACTGGACGTCACATCGGTGACGATATCCAACTGGTTCCGGAAGCACGGCATACATGGAGACACGCACCGAGGAGGCCGCCGGGAAAAGTTATATGCAGTCGGCACCGAGAAGCTGACCGTCCGGGAGATAATGGCACGTACCGGGCTCAGCAAAAGCACTGTGTGCTACAGGCTGAAGACGGGCAAGAACACGCCGGAAGAATTAGCGAAACCGGCGCAAGTGAGGTGTAAGTGAATATGGTAGAGGACTACAGAGACCCGGAAGTGCTCCGGCGGATGTACTGGGATGAACGCCTCACCCTTGAGGAAATGGCGGACAAGCTGTATGTCAGCCCGGCGACGGTCAGAGACCACATGAAGAAGCATGGCGTACCGACCAGACCGGCGTACGCGTACTTCCGCGGAAAGATTGACTACTGGGACAAGGCGGTACTGGAAGAGTGCATCAGGAAGGGCATGAGCAATCACGACATCGCCAAGGCATCAGGAATGCATCATACCACCATCCTGCACTGGATGGAGAAGTACGGGTTGAAGAATACGAACAGCAAGCCGGTTGCGCGGTATGACGTGGGCGGTGGTCGGATGCTGACGGTCGCCGAGATGGCAAAGGAAAGCGGACTGAAGAAGTCGAACATCCAGAGCAGGCTACAGCGCGGATGGAGGCCTGACGTAGCAATGGCGGTTCCGTCACTGGCTGGAACGCATTACGTGCGCGGCCCGCAGGCGGCAAAGCTCAGAAGGGAGGGCAAGTTTGAATACGGCGTTTATTATCAAGGTTCTGATCGTGATCACTCTGGTCGGAATAGTGGGAGCAATAATGGGAGGTGAACGATGAGTGAGTTTTTGGTGCTGATCCTGATGGTGATTGCCGGGTATGTGTCGGCCAACCTGGCGGCAGGAAACGGCCCGGTATGGCCCGCGATCACAGCGTACTGGGCGGTGCTGACCGCGAAGAACGCGGTCGATCTGTGGAGGATGAGGAAATGAAGAAGGGAATTGAGGTGTGCAGGTTCTGCGTTTTCTCGATACCGACCTATAAGGGCTGGATTTGCGAGAAGACACGGAAGAAGGTCAAGGCAACGAACACGTGCAGTAGCTTCGTGGGGAGGTGAATAGGATGATTGATTTGAAACCGTGCCCGTTCTGCGGCGGTAAGGTCAAGTTTGCGTATGACATGCAGTTTCTTCCGAGCGGCATTCGTTGCGGTGGGTGTCATATTCTGGTCAGGTTCTACCGGGTGAAACCGTCGAAGCCGCACGAACCATTTGAACGGGAGCTGAGCGAATACGCAGAGGCATGGAACAGGAGGGAAAAAGGATGATGTGCGCCGACAAGTGCCCGCTGAAGCTGTACTGTCTTCCGCGTCTGAACGACCCTTCAATCGTCGGATGCACCGTGCCGGAATACAAGGCGGGGCAGATATCGCGGGCGGGCATAGTCGTGTGGCACAGGATAAAGGAGGATAAGAATGACGCTGGAAGAAGCAATTCGCCACGCCGAAGAAAAAGCTAAGTGCGGCGGGAAATGCGGTGAAGACCATGCGCAGCTTGCCATGTGGTTAAAAGAATTGCAGACCCGCCGCCTGAGTACGCCGTGCAGTGCGTGTATACATGACGGAGAGGAGGTATGCATAAGATGTCCGGCAGAGGCGATACGATAAGCAGAGAGATGGCAATAGGTGTCGTTGGTAGGAGGTGCGGGATGTGCATTCAAGACATCCTCGACATACCATCCGCACAGACCGAAATCATCCGTTGTCGGGAGTGCAAGTACTGGAAACAGCAGACGAATTATGCTGGAACACCATTATCATTTGGGTTTTGCGAAAGCGATGATATGTGGCGGTCACTATACGGAGAGAGAGACGAGATTGAGCACATTGACACAGATGATGATTTTTACTGCGGATTTGCGGAGAGGAGAGAAGAGTGAGCGGCGATATATGTGGTGACAACAGATTCGAAGTAATCGAGAAGTGTAAACAGAAATTGATCGAAGCAACTAACATTGAAACATCACCTGATGAGATGGCGGTTCTTGATAGTATTTTATTTCGTTTTTGGCAAATGGGATGGTTGCCCGCCGCAGAACCAGAAAAACACACGGAAGAACGCACGGAAACGCACGCGTGCGATACCATTAGCAGACGGGCGGCGATTGATGCAATGACCTCCGGCGTTATTTTGGTAACTAACAATAACGTCGATGCCGTGAAAAAAGTAATGGAGTTATTCATAGACAAAATTAAGAACCTGCCGCCCGTCCAGCCGGAGCGGAAGACGGGGAAGTGGATAGATGGACAATGCTCAAACTGCGGATGTGATACACCTGCATACATTATTGACTGGAAATGGCAGAAGGACATGGACGCAAATTACTGCCCGAATTGCGGCGCATATATGGGAGGTGAACAGGATGAGGCTGATTGATGCGGATGCACTGATGGAGCAGATAAATGACTGCGTGTTTACAGCCGATATGACTACCACCATTGCGGTTAATATGGCTTGCAGATGGATAGACAACGCGCCAACCATCGAGCCAGAGCCACACTGGATACCATGTAGTGAGAGGTTGCCAAAAAGTTCAGAGACAGTGTTAATCACTCACCGTGGCGGTACTTCCTTTGGATGGTATAACGGAATGTATTGGGAGCGTGGTGCGGGACAGAGCCATAGAGCAATAAAGACCGTAACAGCATGGATGCCACTACCGAAACCGTATTGGGGTGAATAGAATGAATGATCTGATAAGCAGACAAGCGGCAATTGATGCGCTCAATGAACAAATTGAATATTGCAATAAAGCGTTAGGTTCGTTTGATATTTCACCAAAAGACGAATATGCAGTCAAGGTTGAAAAGGCATCACTTGAAGCGTATAAAGAACAACTTGAAAACCTGCCATCCGTACAGCCTTTTCACAATATCACGATGAACGATGTGCTGAAATATATTGATGGTATGCCAGAGGACGTTTGGCAGGAATTTACTGCGTGTCTTGAGTGCAGAGGATGGGAATTGCAAAGAAAAACAGCAAAATGGTGTGGAGGTGAGTTTGCATGAGCGACATGATTTACAGACAAGATGCGATTGATGCGATGTGCGAATTAATGCATCACTGGTTTGGTGGAGACCCAAAAGACGAAGTAAGAGAGATAAAGCGAGAATTGGAAAAGTTGCTATCCGCACAGCCAGAGCGGAAAAAGGGCAAGTGGATCCATGGGCGAGAAGTATGCCGTGAATATATTGGGACAGTACTCATAACAGTACAGTATAGTCATTGGGAATGCTCTGTATGTGGATATCGGACAGAGAATGAACCAATTTGGAAATTTTGCCCGAACTGTGGTGCATACATGGGAGGAGGAAAGGATGGACTTGATTGACAGAACGGTGCCGATTAATGTGTTCATGTCATCAACATCTGACGGAGATAAAGTCGGGTGGTGCAAATTGGTGCTTGAAAAGTTACCATCCGCACAGCAATGGATACCATGCAGTACGGGGTTACCAGAAAAAGAGGCGTTATGTTGCGATGACAGGGGGGATATGATTATCGGCTATCCCTATGTAGACAAGGACTCGGATACCGGATTTAGTGCAGAGTCAGACGACATTTTCTTGTTGAACTGCGTAGCGTGGATGCCGTTGCCGATGCCATATAAAGGGAGAACGGAATGAGGCTGATTGATGCGGATGCACTGATTGCATATTGTGATAAAAAATGGATTCCGCTGAATGTCAATGCGGTAAATGCTCAACCCACCATCGAACCAGAGCGGAAGACGGGGAAGTGGATACCGACAGGCAAAGATACTATATTCGGCGTGGATGTGCGATGCTCTGTGTGCGGCGAGTCGTTTGCTACCACAGAACTCGCGGAAGAGCTATATTGCAGACATTGCGGTGCATACATGGGAGGAGGAGAGGATGGATCTGATTAAGACAATCTTTTGCAAGATCGGGTGGCGTTCCTTCAGTTACGTTCTTGTCGAAAAGGATGGATATCACGGAATCGCCAATAAGTACAAGTGTAAATGGTGCGGATATGTTGGTATGGTAGACAGCCAAGGGAATCTATTTTGATGGGAGGTGACGAAGAGTGAGACCAATCGACGCCGACGTGCTCATAAACAAACTAACAACCTTCATCTACTACGGGCAACTTCACAACTGCGAAACAGGCAGAATAGATGAACTGGAAGCTGTTCTTGCGGACGTGCGCAATATGCCGACTGTTAAGCCGGAGTGGATACCCACCAAGACCCGCAAGCCAACTAAAGCCGGGCAGTACCTCGTAACCAAACAGCAGAAGACCGGCGAGCTCCAGAGAGCCACGGCGCACTACAACCCGACCTTCGATGAGTGGAGTGGGAACGGAAACTTCGGGAAGGTGCTTGCGTGGATGGAGTTGCCCGCACCATACAAGGAGGACACCAATGATTAAGATTGCAATCCTTATCATAATCTACTTCACCATCGGATGTATCTTCGGCTTGTCTGTCGCGGCTTTCGATGAAGACCTCGACGATGGCGTGGCGCTTGTATTCGCTGTGCTGTCTGTTGTGTTCTGGCCCGCGATGGTCGCATTCGCAATCGTAATGTTTGTGCTCAAGTTGCTAAGTTCAGGAGGTTGCGATGACTAAGGAAGAACGCTGGCGCATGGAGGGCATGACGTTCTGTCTGCGGTATCTCGACGAACACGACAACGATGTCGAAGGACTGAAGCGGGAGATAAAGCGGCGCGGGGCGGGCTCTATCCCGCTGGCACTCAGCAAGGCGGACGAAAACCGTTTCTGCAAAGCTGTCCGGGAGAACTGCCTGGACACCGTCCTGATCATGACGCTCGCGGTCCTGCATGATACCTTCGGGTTCGGCAGGATCCGGGCGAACCGCTTCAAGGCTGCATTCAACCGGGCGGCCGAGTACCTGCAGGACGATTGCATCAACTGGACGGAGATCCGAAAGGGACTTGAGGAACAACTCGGTATAGTAATTGGTATCAGATGGGCGAACGGGCACGAGGTCAGGAACCCGTCGGAAAGGGAGAAGGTATCATGACGAACCAACAGATCAGAGATATCATCGGCAGACCGGCAGCGGTCGAACAGCTCGCAGAGGAATGCGTGGAGCTTGCGCACGCTCTGCTGAAATACGCGCGGGCACTTCGCGGGCAGAACCCGACGCCGGTCACGATGGAAGAGGCATGGGAGAAATGCAATGGTGAGTTTTCGGACGTGCTCACATGTGCAGAGGTAGCCGGGCTCCAGTCCGACCTCAGCCTGATGTGGGAGAAGAGACAGCGATGGATAGAGAGACTGCAGGAAACCAAGAAGGAGTGACCACGATGAGGGACTACCAGAGGAAGAGAGGAAAGTACACGCTACCACGCGAAGTCTATCTTCAAACCCTCTGGCAGATCCGTGACTATCACCGGCTCAAGGATATGTATGATGCGGTTGCCGAAGAGAGCCCTGGCCCATCGGACGGGATGCCACGCGGGAAGGGCGGCACATCTGATCCGACATTCCAGAAAGCCGCGAAGCTCGAGCACATCGGGCGCGTCATCCTTGCAATCGAGACGGCGCGGGACATGGTGCCCGAAGAATACCGGCCCGGCGTGTGGGCAAGCGTGATGTACCGCGAACCATATCCCATCGATGCAGACCGCACAACATACGGCAGATGGAAAAGCAAGTTTGTCTACACCGTGGCGGAAAAACTTAATTTCATTTAAGTTGCAACACCGGGGCAATTTTTCGGTGTTACCATGATAGCGTGGCAAGGTGGGAACAAATGCGGGCTGATGCTCCCGCGCCTCCCCAGCTCCCGCCCTGCCGCTTTGCTTGTGGTTCATAGTCTTCCTCCTGTGAGACTGCCTACTTCATAATACCTCCTTTCTGCATGGGTGCCGTTTGGTGAGGGCTGGGCGGCACCCCGTAGAAAAACAGGGGGACGGGGTCTTCCTACGGGCGGGACTACATACCCCACCCCATGCCACCCGGGAGCGGATACCCTTCAGTTCCGGAGCGGGGCCGGGCGCGAACCTGGAACAACTTAACATCAACTAATCATGCGGGATTGTCCGGCGCTTGTTCGGAACATCTCGCTTTTATTTTGCCCGGGCCTCCTTCGGATCCAGAGGGGCGGGGACACCCGGGCAACGGAACGGAGGCCAACAGGCATGAGCAGGTCAGGACGCTGGCCTTATGTGCGGCGCTTAGCTTGGGACAGAGACAGGAAGGCGCGGGCGGTGTGTCACATCTGCGGTCAGCCTATCAACTACTTCCTTCAGCCGTCATCATGTGACGATGCTTGGGAACCTGATCACGTTATTCCAGTTGCAAAAGATCCTTCGCTCGAGCTTGACCTCGGAAACATAAAAGCTTCTCACAAAAGATGCAATCGAAGCCGCGGCGACGGCACGAACGGTGAAAATATTATTGGCATGCAGAGCAGAATATGGTGATTTTCGGCGTAGTGGCGGCCGAAAAAGAGGGAGGGGCCTCGAAATCTTCGGCGGCGCCCTCCGGCCAGACTCCGCCGGCCCGCAGTAATGTCCCTCCCCGAAGTAACTTTGATTTTTTGGTGCACCCCCGGCGCGCCCTGTGCTACAATCCTCTTGGGAGGTGATAGCATGGGGCTTTTTAGGAAAAAAGAGCCGGAAAAGCCCGCTGAGCCGAAGAAGCCGGCAACGCGGGACGTGTATGATAGTGTGTATGTCAATCTGACGGACAAGATGCTGCAGGTACAGCTGGTCGACACGACGAACACCTACTTGGAGGGGTGCCAGTTGCGGATGAACGGCGATATGATCCAGATTGTGCATCGGGGTATTCTGATTGCCACGGTCGGCAAGAAGGGCAAGGCCCACGCCGAGCTGCTGCCGTATATCGGAGAGCGCATCGACCAGATCAGCATTACCCTGAAGAATGGTGATTACGGCGAATATTACCTGATACGGCTGAAGGTCTACAAAGAAACCCTTATCGACGGGGAGTAACTCAATATTGAACCACCTTTAAAGCGTGACTGCAGAGGTCGCGCTTTTTTAATTGGCCCAGATAGCCCGACGGGGCGAACGCGGTGAGCCTTGGCCGTTTCTGGGCCCTTTTTCAAGGCGCATGAAAGGCGGTGCATGGCTATGAAAGAGCCGAAACAGACAGTTAAAGACATCAGGCTGGCGATGCAGCGGAAGATCGAGGATATTCTGCCGGAGTTCGAGCAGATGCCCCTGAGTCAGCGGTGTACCAGCACCCAGGGCGAAGAGGTTGACAAGGTCAATCCGGCACTGCAGGAAGCCCGGGCGCTCTTCAGGGATTTCTGTTTCATCGCGGAAAAGGAAATGAGCTGGACGGGTGAAGAAGTAACGGATAATAAGATTGCTGACATCCGCGCCCGGTTCAAGGTCGCCAAATGATGGGCTGCACCGAGCCCCGAATCTACACGCCGCCCCTGCGGGAACTGACCCGCGATACCTCCATTGGGTTTGATGCAATAGATTATGCCCGGGACGTGCTCGGCAAGAAGCTTTACCCGTGGCAAGAATGGGTGCTCATCCACATGATGGAGATTATCGGAAGCACGGACAGTGAATGGAAGTTCCGCTTCCGGACAGTGTTGATCGAGGTCTCGAGACAAAATGGAAAGACTGTTCTATCGGAAGTCATCGCCTCATTCTTCCTGAATGTGCTCGGCGTGGACAGCGTGTTCGGAACGTCCCTCAGTCTGGACAAGGCGGAAGAGGTATGGGAGGCAGTCGTACAAGACCAGGAAAGCATCCCTGCACTGGCGGCAGACCTTAAGCGTGTCGGCAGGACGAACGGAAGCAAGAAGCTTGTGCTCACGGGCTTGCGGCAGTATAAGGTCGGCGCACCTACCCGCCGGGCGGGCCGCGGCGATTCCAATGACCTTGTCATGCTCGATGAGGTGCGTGAGCATCGTGATTGGGAATGCTGGTCGGCAGCGGTCGCCTCGACGGTTGCAAAGCCGAACGGACTGGTGGTCTGCTTTTCCAATGCCGGAGACCCGGACAGCATAGTGCTCCGGCAGCTGCGGCAGACCGCAATAGAATGCATCAGTGGTACACAAGGCACTGACCTCGGCGGTGATGTGGACGGCGCAACATTAGGGCTGTTCGAGTGGTCAGCTGAGGACGGCGCAAAGACTGATGATATAGGGGCGCTCGCTCAGGCGAATCCCGCTTTGGGGTATGGTTATCTTACGGAACGGGCGCTCCTTGCCAACAGGCAGACCTTTCCGGAAGCTAAATTCCGGTCGGAATGCATGTGTCAGCAGGTCGCAACGATACTTGCTCAGCCTTTCCCGGATGGAGCTTGGGACGCTGGCGTGGATGAGCACTCCGGCATCGCCCCGGAGTCCGACCTGTATTTCGGAATCGACATGTCGGCAGACCGCAACTGGACGTCCATCGGCGTTTGCGGACTGCGGGAGGACGGCAACTGGCATATCGAGCTTGTTGCCCGCAGGAATGGTTCGGAATGGGCACTTGACTGGTTCCGGGCACGGGCGCAAAAGCAGAAAATGCGTCTGGCGTTTCAGGGGCGCGGCGCACCCGTCTGCGGACTTGCCGAACAGATATGCACCATCAGCGGCGTGGAGCGGATGAGCATCGAGGGCTCAGACCTTCCGACCGGTTGGGGCAAGTTTTGGGACGGCGTGGCGGCGGCAGTTCCTGCCGTACCCGGAGAGACCGCCCGCGGCGGTGTTCGGATATACCATCTCCCACAGCCACTTATCGATCAGGCGGCGAAAACTATGCAAATCAGACAAATGGGCGGCGGAGCTGCCGTGCCGGACAGAGTCAAGAGCCCGGACGACATCGCGCCGCTTTTTGCGTGCATCATGGCGTTTACTGCGGCAACGCGGGTGCAACGAGAACAAACAAAAGTCTATGAGAGTGCTTATGCGAACGGCGCAAGCCTGCTGTTTGTGTGAGCGGAGGAAAACAAATGGCAAGAAGACTGCGTGATCTTTTTGGGCGGCGTCCAGAAATCCACGTTACCTTGGTTCCGGAGCAGAACCCAATCGTGGAAGGGCTGACCGCCCGCCAGCTTTACGCAACACAGGCGAACCTGCACGCGGTCGTGTCTTTCCTGTCGGACTCGGTGGCGCAACTGCCCCTGAAGGTCTACCGCAGGGACGGAGAGAACGACCGCCAGAGGGACAGGGAAAGCACTGTTGCTAAATTGCTGTACCGTCCGAACGGCGACCAGACAGCTTATGAACTGTGGAACGCCGTAACGACGGAATTGCTCCTGATGGGTGTGGCGACCCTCTGGATCCTGCCGGACGCGAACAGCGAAAGCGGGTACCAGCTGAGGGTAATCCCCCGCGAATGGATCGTTGACACGACGCGCTCCACAAATTATGCCGCTGATTCTATTCGGATTACGGCGGGCTCCGGCAGATACGTGGAAATTCCGCGCACCGAGTTCGTTCAGTTCCGAATGTACGCGCCGGGCAACCCGGGCGGGTATCAGTCGCCTATCTCAGCACTGCGGCAGACCTTGAAGGAACAGATCGAGGCAGACAGGTTCCGAACCAGCATCTGGACAAGCTCCGGGCGGTTCAACGCCTACCTGACGCGCCCGGCAAACGTTCAGCCGTGGAACGAGGAACAGAAGAAAGCGTTCATGACGGCGTTCCGTGAAGGCTGGGGACGCGACGGCAGTCAGGCGGGCAAGATGCCTTTGCTCGAGGACGGCATGGAAATCAAGCCGTACCAGTTCAACAGCAAGGAAGCCCAGTACGCGGAAACGAAGCAGTTGTCCCGCGAGGATGTTGCGGCGGCCTACCACGTCAACCCCGGGCTCATCTGGCACACGTCCACACAGACCTATGCATCGGCTAAGGACAACGCCAGAGCCCTTTATGCGGACTGCCTCGGCCCGATGATTCAGATGCTTCAGCAGAGAATCAATGCTTTCCTGATTCCGCTTGTGGGCGGTGACCCGGAAACATACGTGGAATTCGACCTGACCGAGAAGCTCAAAGGTTCCTTCGAGGAACGTGCCTCTATCCTTCAGGCTTCCGTCGGCGGGCCGTGGCTTACCCGCAACGAAGCACGTGCGGACAACAACCTGCCGCCGATTGAGGGCGGTGATGAGCTCATCGTACCGCTGAATGTGGTTGCTGGCGGGCAGGCAAGCCCGCAGGATACCCACATGGGACAGGTCAGCGCCGAGCCGGTGGTCAAGATGATTTCACCGGCGAAGCTGAAGGAGCGCAAGGAGCCGGTCTACCGCGTCAAGGGCAGATCGGGCGAAGAGGATGATAAGGCAATCGAGAAGTGCCTGCATGACTTCTTCGAGAGGCAGGCAAAATCAGTACTGCCGAAAATCGGCGCAAAGTCAGTCAGCTGGTGGGACAAAGAGAGATGGAACCAGGAACTCACGGAAGACCTTGAGCCGCTCATTGAGGCGATTGCCGACAAACACGGCATGATGACCGCGGATGTCCTCGGCACGAACTACGGCATGGAGCTGACGCGCTCATACCTCAAGAAGATGACCGAGAGCAGGGCATCGGCAATCAACGACGCCACCCTTGAGAAGCTGCTTGAGGCGCTCAAGGCACTCGAGAGTCCCGCCGAGGTCTTCGCAAAACGTGCCGCCAGCGATTCGGCTATCTTCGGAAGGTCGCTTGCCACGACGGTATCCAACTGGGCGACCGTCGAGGCGGGACGGCAGGCAGAGAAGGACGGCTTCCACCTGAAGTTGATGAAGGAGTGGATTGCCGGACCGAACCCGCGGTCTGCTCACGCGGCTATGAACGGCGAACGGGTAGACCTCTACTCGAAATTTTCCAACGGCGGCAGATGGCCAGGTGATTACCTGCTCAGTCCTGATGAAAGCTGTAACTGCAACTGTGATTCGGAGTTGATAGCCTTATGATCCACATCATTACCGGCCCGCCGTGCGCGGGCAAATCGACATACGTTAGGGAACACGCCAAAGAGGGCGACCTGCGGGTTGACTACGATCTCATTGCTCAGGCGCTGGGCGCGGTGAACAGCCACGCGGCAGAGGGTGCTGTGAAGCAGGCCGCATTTGATGCCAGAGAGGGCGCAATCAGGGCGGCGCTGAGGTATCGGGACGCTGAGTCCTGGATAATCCACACCACGCCGTCGGAAGAGCACATGAAGCTCTACGAAGATGCCGGCGCGGACGTCGTGGAGCTCGACCCGGGGTATGACGTCTGCATGGAGCGCGCAAAGCGTGACGGCAGACCACAGCAGACTATCGACGGGATTGAGAAGTACTACTCCCGCCAGAAAGGGCAGAGAACCATGGAACACAAATTCAAAGAATTCAAGGTCAAGTCGGAGGGCATGCAGGAGACCGGCACCATCAGCGGGTACTTCAGCACCTACGACCGTATCCCGGACAGCTACGGTGACGTAATTGCTCCCGGAGCCTTTACCGAAACCATCAAGGCAAGGGAAGATGGTGGTCACCCGTTCCCGCTGTGCTGGAACCACGACCTCGACCAGATCATCGGAAAAGTGGATAGCATCGAAGACACGGAAAAGGGCCCGCTGATGACAGCGAGCTTTTTTAATACCCCGCTGGCGCAGGAGAAGCGCGCAATCGTCCAGAGCGGATGTGTGTATCAGTTCAGCTTCGCTTACGATGTGCTCGATGCCGAAGAGGTCACGCTGGAAGACGGAACCAAGGCGAATGAGCTGCGGAAGCTCAACCTCTACGAGGTCAGCATCGTTCCGATCCCGGCGAACCAGAACGCTGTTGTAACGGATGTGAAGTCCGGCAGGCGCAACAGTAAGTCCGATGAGGGCACCATCAAACAGATCATCACCCTTGCCCAGTCACTGCTGGATGAGGTTGACGATGCAGACAAACCCGAAGAAGGGGAGGACAAACCCGAAGTCAACGCCGTACCGGCGGAGGAACTGACGGAGAGCAACCCGGTGAAGGCGAGACTGCTGGATATCATCAACAAAATCAACTGAGGAGGTCACCAATGACTCTGAGAGAAACACTTGAGACAAAGAAGGCCGAGCTGGTCGCCCTGAAGCCGCAGATCGAAGCGGATGATGCCGCCGCGATTGCCGAGGGCGAGAAGCTTGCTGCCGAGATTGAAACCATGACCGCCGAGGTCGCACAGGCCGAGAAGAAGGCCTCCCTGCTGACCGTGATCGGCACCAAAGAGGAGAACAACGACATGAACGAGATGAAGAAAGCCGCCAACCTTGGCGAACATTTTGTGAACACCGTAAAAGCCGCAACGCCCGGAAAGCGCTTTGATGTTTCCGCTCCGGCGTTCAAGGCCGCTACCGATACGCAGACGTCCCCCGCTGGCGCTGTTGATTACGCCACCACATTCGATACCAATGTTGTCACCGCCGCCCGCACTCCGCTGGTAGTCCGTGACCTGTTCGCCGCTGAGCAGATCTCCGGCTCCACGCTGGTTTATCTGGTGGAGGGTGCTATTCAGGGCGCTCCCGCTGTTACGGCTGAAGGCGCTGAGAAGCCGCAGGTTCACTTTGCAGATCCGACGCCGAAGACCGTGTCTCTGGCAAAGGTTGCTTGCCACATCAAAGAATCTGATGAGTATATCAACGACTACCCGTTCCTGGCTTCCGCGATCAACGGCAGACTGCTGTATGAACTCGGTCTTGTGGAGCAGAACAAGCTGGTCACCGACCTGCTGGCAACCACCGGCATCCAGACCGGCACCTATGCGGCTACCGGCACCGCTACCGATATTGCGGATGCTATTCTTCAGGCGGCTATGGACGTGCAGTCCGGCTCCGGCTTTGCGGCTGATGGCATCCTGATCAACCCGGCCGACTGGTACATCCTTCGCGCCGGCAAGTACAACGGCCAGTATTATGGCGGCGGCTACTTCGGCGCTCAGGATATCCCGAACATCTGGGGCATCCCTGTATGCGTGAGCGCGGCTGTTACTTCCGGCACTGTTGTTGTCGGCGCGTTCAAGACCTGCGGTTCTGTCGTTGCGAACGGCGGCGTTGCGGTCGAGGCTGTCAACACCAACGAAGATGACTTCGTCAAGAACCTGATGACCATCCGCGCCGAGGAAAGACTGGCGCTTGCTGTCCGCAGACCCGCCGGTTTCAAGAAGCTGACCAAGGCTTCCTGATCGGAACTCAACCATTACACGGGGAGGGCTTAACGGCTCTCCCTTTTTGGAAGGCGGTGAAAACCAATGCTGAAGGATTACCTGTACAACGGTCTGCAGTTCCAGTTCGAGGAAGGCGAGGCGCCTGCCGGAGCGGTACCTGTAGAGCCGAAGAAGGAAAAGGCGGTTGAGCCGCCGAAGAAAGCTGTAAAACCCGCCGCGAACAAGGCGCGGAAGGCGGTGAGCACAAAGTGAGAACACTTTGGGGCTATGACATCGAATCCGATGGAATGCCGCCGCTGATCACACCTGACACGCTTGAAGAACTCACGGCAGGGAAGTTTGCGGGTGACGCAAGAATCCCAAAGGAACTCGAGGCGGCATCTGCCGGCATCCGTGATTATGTCGGATGGCATCTGTATCCGTCCGCGGAATGCTCGGTGGAAATCAACATGCTGGACGAAATCGTGGAGCACACGGGACGCGACCTGCTGGTTCAGCTTCCGACAAAATATCTGTCGGAGGTCGAATCGGTCACGCTCGGCGGCACTGTCTACGATTTCAGTTTTAAGGTAAACGGCATCCTGCGGGTCTATGATGTGCCGCATATTCTTGATCGGCGGCTTGTGCTTGCGGTCAATTATACGGCCGGGCTCCCTGACGAACTGATGGGCGGCATCGCGGAACTGGTGGCGCACCGCGTGACTCACTCTCTGGTGAGCTCCTACGGCGTGACCAACGAGACCGCCGGCGGTGTGTCCATCACATATAACGCGGCATGGATAAACAACAGCAGGGCGACCGCACTGCCGGATGACAACAAAGAGGTTCTTGCGCCGTACCGGCTTCAGGGGGTGTTCTAAATGGCATTACCATCATGGGCATCTCAGACAGTCACTATCATTCATCCAGGCGTGAAAGCTTCCCGCGGTTCGGATATCCCGGATTGGGACAACACCACAACCACACAGGTCAACGGGTGCTCGGTTCAGCCGGCATCCACAAGCCTGACTCAGGACGGCAGGGTGCAGGGCATCCTCGATGGAGCCACAGCTTACCTGCCGCCGGGAGCTGATGTGCGCGAGGGCGACCGAGTCATCTTTGAGGGTCTGACCTACACGGTTGACGGCACGCCGAGGGTATGGGTATCCGCTACGGGCCGGGCGTCAAATATCCAGGTCAATCTTCGGAGGTGGGCAGGGTGAGCATCAAGTGGAATCATGACGGTTTTGAGGGCATCCTGACCTGCGATGGTGCGAGTTCCATCTGTCAGCAGGAAGCGGCGCGGATTATGGCGTCAGCGGCATCTGCCGGCGGTGCGTACTCGATGCATCAGGAATATGTCGTTCGCTTCAGCAACAAGCGTGTCGCGTGGTATGTGAAGGCCGATGATGACGAAGCGGTCAGGAAGTGTTCGGAAGACAAAGTCTTAGAGAGGGCGATCTGATGAAAATCCCAATTTCAATCGATATCGAGGATGAGGTGCGCTTGGCTCTCTCTCCGTATATCGTCACGTACTGCAGACCGCTGCCGAAAGACTTCGCCAAGCCGTGCATTTTGGTCACCAAGACCGGCGGGACGGAATCGGACACCATCGACCGCTTCCGAATTTCCCTTGACTCCCGCGCCGATACCGAGGCCGAGGCAGACGAAGCACTGCGGAAGGCAATCGGCATCCTGCAGGAGGTCGCGGCACTGCAGTCAACCGCACTTAGAGTAGTTAATGTAAATTCGTCCGGCTCCTGGGGCGCTGACCCAGTCCGCCCGGACATTGCAATGTGCTCCGCATCCTTAGAGATTGTGGCGCACAAGAACCACATGGAGGTCTAATCTATGGCTACACATGATGTTAATCTTGGCATCGGCAACTATGCTGAAAGCGGCGTTACCGGTATGTTTTATCATGCACCCGCCGGAACCGCTCTGCCCACCTATCCGGGCGCGGAGCTGGCCACGGCGTGGCAGGAAGTCGGTGCTGTCGCTCAGGACGGCATCACCTTCAACAGCAACTGGTCGTTCGAAAAACTGAAGGACTGGGCGAAGCAGACCCAGAGAACGCTTCCGTCCGAGGATAGCGGCACGGTGTCCGTCCCGGTCATCGCCACCACGGAAGAGTCCTTTAAAACCGTTTTCGGTGAGAGCAACGTGACTGTGACTGCGGCGACCCAGGATCACGGCAAACTGATCAGCGTGGACTTCACCGCGTCCGGCATGCCCGATGCGGAGGCGTACCTGTTCCTGATCAAAGACGATGATGACATGATCATGATCGGAACCACGAAGGGCTTCATTACGGAGCTTGCCGAGGTCGCCTTCCAGCCGGACAGCGCGATCACGTGGAACCCGACCATTTCCGCTGACAAGTGGACCATCATGAAGGACGATGGACAGAAGTCGTAATGGAGGACTAACGAATGGCTGAGATCACTTTAAAAGGCAAGAGTGATACCACGAAGGTCTTGAAGGTCAATATCGGCGAAAAGACCTACAGCGTCCCGCTTTCGGGCTCACTGTCCATCAAGGAAATGCGGGCAATGAGCAAAGGCGACGAAGACGGGTTCGATTTCTTTGCAAAGTACATCCCGGCGAAGGTTCTGGAAAGCCTCACGATGGATGAGTTCAAGGCGCTGACTGACGCGTGGAGAACGGCATCCGCAGGCGGTACGGATTCTGACCTGGGGGAATGATCGGCCTCGCTGAGTTCATCGGCGAACACCGCGGGGCGGTCGAACGTGACCTGCTTGGAACGGGATACACTTTGGATGATGTGGGGGCGTCTCTTTCGTGGGATGCCCTCAAGTCTTTTTTGTCGTACACCACGCCGGAAAGTGCGTTGTACCGCGAACTGCATCCGGAGCTGTCTGAGTGGTCAATAACCTTGAAGACGAATGTAATTCTCGCGGACATTTACGACCAGCTGTCGATTACGAATGCATTGCTGAGAACACTGCTCAGTCATAAGAAACAAAGACAGCCTGAGCCGTACAAGCGTCCGTGGGTAAAGAACGGAAATATCAGAAAAATAGGGAAGAAACCGCTCGGTTCCGTCGAGGAAATGCGGGCGTGGATACGCCAGAGGCAGGTGACTAAGTAATGGCGTTTGAAGTTGCAACCGCAACAGTGACTATCGTGCCCACGATGAAGGGCGCACAGGAAAAAATCCAAGAGGGTCTGGGTGCTGAAAAGGCAGGCAAACAGGCAGGCGAAAAGACAGGCAGTGGTCTGGTCGGCACCTTGAAAAAGGTCGTGGCTGCAGCTGCTATCGGCGACTTTGTGAAGACAAGCCTGAGCGCGGGCGCTGACCTTCAGCAGTCTTTCGGCGGTCTGGATACCATCTACGGTGATTCCGCTGATGCGATGAAGCAGTACGCCCAGCAGGCTTATCAGATGGGTCTTTCGGCTAATGACTACGCCGAGACGGCGGTCGGCATGGGTGCGGCTCTGAAGGCTGCATTTGGCGGCGATACCGAAAAGGCAATGGAAGCGGCGAATACGGCAATCGGAGATATGACCGACAACGCCGCCAAGATGGGTACGCCGATTGAAAGTATTCAGAATGCTTACGCCGGTTTTGCCAAGGGGCAGTTCAACATGCTGGACAACCTGAAGCTCGGTTATGGCGGCACGAAGTCCGAGATGGAGCGCCTGCTTGCCGATGCTCAGAAAATATCCGGCGTGGAATACAACATCGACAACCTCGGCGACGTCTACGACGCAATCCACGTTATCCAGGGTGAGCTCGGTCTGACCGGCGTGGCGGCAGAGGAAGGCGCTACCACGTTCTCCGGATCGTTTGCCTCGATGCAGGCGGCGGCAACGAACTTCCTTGCGGCGCTGACACTGGGTGACGGCGTTGACACGGCGTTCCGGCAGATGGTCAGCTCGGCTGAGACCTTCCTGATCGGAAACCTCCTGCCGATGGTCAGCAACATGCTTCAGCAGCTTCCGGGTCTGCTCGCTCAGATACCCGGATACCTTGCGGAGCTTATCCCGCAGTTAATCCCGATGGCAGGCGAATTGATTGCCGGCCTTGTCACGGGACTGGTCGAGGGTATACCGACCTTCATGTCCGGCCTCGGCACGCTGTTCGAATCCGCGTGGGACGCCGTGCAGAATATCGACTGGGCGGCGGTGGGCCAGTTCTGCGTGGATACTCTGGTCAGCGCATGGAACGGCCTGATTGAGGGTGCCGGATCTATTTGGGAGTCCGTGAAGACGGTCTTCGGAGAGGCGCTTGAGACGGTGCCGATTCTTAGTGATGCGTGGGATGCAATCGTGACCACAGCAGAGAGCCTGTGGACTACGGTCACCGGCGTGTTCACCGGCGAGATTTCCGTGGTGGACATCCTGACCGGCGCGTGGGACGCAATCACCGGCATTGCCGAGAGCCTGTGGAATCAGGTCGTGGCGTTCTTCACCGGCGGTATCAGCACGGAAGCAATCGACAGCGCGGCGTGGGATGCTATTACCGGCATTGCGGACGGCCTTTGGGCAACTGTCACAACGACATTTAAGACCGCAATCAGCGTTGTCGGCATCATCACGGATGCGTGGGACGGCATCGTGGACATTGCGACCGGCTTCTTCAACGATGTGGTCGGCGTGTTCACGGGTGAGGTCAGCGTATCCGAAATTGCCACGTCCGCATGGGATACTCTGACAGGCGTTGCGGAAACCTATTGGAACGCGGCGAAGGCAATCTTTGAAACTGTCGGCCCTGCGGCGGCATCGGTGGTCACAACCGCGTGGGATACTCTTAAAGGTACCGCCAAGTCCGTGTGGAGCGCCGCGAAGTCGGTCTTCACCGGTGCCGGACCGAAGGTCAAGTCGGTGGTCACCACCGCATGGGTCAGCCTTGCGAGTACCGCCGAAGGCGTGTGGGATGCGGCGAAATCCGTATTCGAGACCACGGCACCGGCGGTCAAGGAAGTTGCCACGAAGGCGTGGGATACCCTGAGCGCCACGGCGTCCACCGTTTGGGACGGCGTCAAGGCGGTGTTTGAGGGCTTCGAAATCGAATGGCCCGACTTCGGAGAGCTTGCGAGCTCTGCCTTTGAGGGTCTGAAGAGTGCCGCAAAAGGCGCTTGGGACTGGGTCAAGGGTCTGTTCGGTGGCGGCAAGGACGATGAGACGGTGCAGGCGGTCGAGGGCTCCACGGCTGAGATGGAGGCGGCACTGGCACAGTGTAATCTGGTCGTGTCGGATGTGGACACCTCATCCATCGACACGGCGAACAGCTACGTGACAGAAACCGCGAACAGCTGGGCAACAACCATCAGCGGCATCAGCCTTGTGGTTCCGTATGTGAATACCTCAAGCCTGAGCACGGCCATTGCGGCAGTACAGGGCGCGGCTCAGTCTATGCGGAACGCAATGAATTTCTCTTGGTCAATTCCGACGCCGCACGGCTCACTGCCGACCATTTCGGTCAGCATGAGAAGCGCCAGCAGTTCGGACGGCAAGACCACGGTCAGCTATCCCGAGTTTTCCGTGGGTACCCGCTGGTACGCACAGGGCGGCATCTTCAAACAGCCTACCGTCATCGGTGTTGGCGAAGCGGGCGCTGAGGCGGCCCTGCCCCTGGATCAGTTCTGGAGAAGACTGGATACGGAATTTGCCAACAGCGGCTCCGGAGCTGTCATCAATAACTACATCGAAATCAACGGCGCGACTGATCCGGTGACTTATGCGGATGAACTGGCGCGTGAGCTGCAGCAGCAACTGAAGAGGTCTTAAGGATGGCATACGTAACCAAAAAGCCGACGGGCCTGAAAATCACACGAAGCGGCAACGAGTTCACGTTTTCGTGGAATATCCGCGACAACGACCACGGTGCCGGTCAGAAATTTGAATATAAGAAGTATCCGAAGGACAAGTGGCACAACGTGGCTATCACGCCGAAACAGACTTCGGTCAAGCTGAACTTCAACCTGGCGAACGTGAAAAAGATGTCCTTCCGGGTGCGCGGTAAGCGGTCGGCGTTCACGAAGGACAAGAAGACCACGACGCCGGAGATGTCCAACTGGGCAGAGAAGAAAGACGGGTGGGTGGCGGCTAAGCCGTCATCGCCCAGAATCTCCTACTCGATGTCCAGTCCGAACGAAGGCGTGTTCCACATCGAGTATGACGCGGACACCAAGGGCAAGAAGGTCGCGCTGTATGTGCAGTGGCAGACGTGCACGTCGAAGAACAACACGAACCCGCCGAAGAGCGGGTGGTCTGCTATCGGTCAGCAGTCCGGGACGGCAGATGTCAGCCGCGACCTGACCTACACGGAACAGACCGAGGACATCTCAGCAACGGGCGTTGTGCGGTGGGTACGCGTGAGAGCACGGGGCAACGGCGGCACGACCGACTGGAAGTACGCCAGACATGCCTACAGCACACCTATCACGCCGGCGCTTAAGTCAGCAAGCGGCAAGCGCGTGCCGAGCAAAAACGACACGACCATCACGGCAACGTGGACAACCGAGAGCACACTGCTCAGGCCGGTTGATGAAGAAACAGTTCAGTACATGATCGGCATCCCGGACGCGTACGCCTGCAACCCGCCCGCCGGTGGTTCGTGGACTGACGCAATCACAGTCGACCCGTCAGGCAAGAAGGATACCGTCACGGCATACGTCAGCGACATAACCGCCAGCACGGACGAGTGTATGTGGGTCAGGATCCGCGCCACGCATGACGAACGGAATCAGTATTCCACCGTCAAGCGCGTCATCACTTCTAAACTTGCGAAGCCCGGCATATCCGCCACGGTCGACTTCACCACGGGTCTTGTGACCTACGCCATCACGGTCAACACGCGGTGCGCGGTTGCGAGGCACCTGCTGTTCTGGCGTGACCCGGCAAAGCCGAATGTGAATATCCCGCTGGCGGTGCTCGGCAACGCAACTACCAGCGGCTCCATCGTAGTTCCTGGCCTGATCGGTGCGACTTCGTCCTGCATTGGCGTCTACGAATTTGTCGGGACGAACAGCGGGCTGACGGTCAACGCCGTCATGACATCGGATGTTGCGACAGATTCCGATGCAAACGTGGTTGAGCCTGACGCGCCTACCCTCGAGCAGCTGGGCAACGATGCGGTCTCGGTTGGCTTCGCGTGGAAGTGGAGTATGGCGACATCGCTTGATATCTCATATTCCGACAATCAGTACGCATGGGAGAGCAACAAACAGCCGACCATCTACAACATGGAGCGGGCCGGCCTGACCAGATGGATTATTCAAGACCTCGACGTCGGCAAGCTGTGGTATTTCAGGCTGAGGTACCGCGGACTGCAGGACAATGAGGAAGTGGTTTCCGACTGGTCGGATTCGGCGACTATTGACCTTGCGACCACGCCGGAGACACCGACCTTGGTTCTCAATCGCGGTTTCTGCCTGCCCGGCGGCGTCATCTCGGCTTCCTGGAATTATGTCAATGATGATGAAAGCCCGCAGGATTCCGCTCAGGTCTGCTTCGCTACGGTCGCAGATGACGAAGTGACCTATGGCGACCCGATTGCACACGCCGGAGCTGAGCAGAACGTGTCTGTGAGCTTTGCGGATGCTACGGTCGGCACTACATACTATCTGGCGGTGCGGGTGAGAGCAGCTTCCGGGCGGGAATCCGAATGGTCTGACCCGGTGGCGGTCTATGTTCCTGCCGCGCCCACGGTGACAATCGGCGGCACGTTCCTGACTGATGGAGTGCTTGAGAACCTTGACGGCACGCTTCAGCTGAGCCTGTCAACGGATAATGCGCCCGGCAGATATTCGGTCAGCATTGTCCGCGCATGGGACTACCACATCGATAGACCCGATGACAGCGTTCTGGACGGCTTCGAAGGTGAGACCATCTGGACACAGAGCGCCTACCATGAGGGCGGGAGTGCCACGGTCAGCTTCGCCGTAACACTTGAAGACCTTGTCGGCGCACTCGATGACGGCGCGGGATATACCATCATCGCCACGGTATCCGATGACCTCGGTCAGGTCGCGACCGCCAGCACGGACTTCACTATTGCGTGGGATACTCAGCCGACCATGCCCAAGGTGGCGGTTAATGTCGACACCTTCGCGGACATTGCGCTGATTACGGTCACGAACGATGACGCGAACTCGACAGATACCTTCGATGTCTACAGACTTTCCGCCGACCAGCCGGAGTTAATCCTTAGGGATTGCCAGTTCGGCGTAACCTACGTTGACCCGTACCCGGCGCTTGGTAAATATGGCGGACATCGAATCGTGGAAAAGAGCAAGTACGGCGACTACATCACTTCCGATAACAGGCTTTCGTGGGTCGATGTCGGAGAAGATGACGGCGACTTCCTTGATGACCTGTCAATGATCATTGATGCGGACGGCGTGCAGATACGGCTTCCGTACAACCTCGAGCTGTCCCACAGGTGGAGCAAGGATTTCCAGAGGACTTCTTATCTGGGCGGCTCGGTTCAGGGCGACTGGAACCCGGCGGTGCTTCGTGATATGACGGCGAAAACCGTTATCGTCAAGAACATGGATGATGCCGAATATACCGCCATGCGTGACCTTGCGTCATACGCGGGCCCGGCCCACATCAGGACGCCGGACGGAAGCTCCTTCGCTTGCGATATCCAGATTGCGGAAGACGCCAAGTATTCCGACAGGAAGGTTTCCTACAGCCTGACCATCAAGGCAATCGACCCGCAGGAGCCGGAAGGCATGACGCTCGCGGAGTGGAACGCCATACATCCAGAGGAATAAGTAATGGATTGGAATGCAGGTTTCACAGCAACATATGAACTCAGACAGGTTGACCCGATATCTTTTCAGGATACCGGGTCTTTCCTTTTGATAGGTGGGAGCATCTCGAAAAGCGGCACCGGCCTGATGGAGTCCGCAGACCTGACCCTTCCGGAGTCTCCGGGGGAGTGTATCCTGCGGGTGTACCTGAGGGCGCGTCAAGGCGAAAGCGGCGAACGCGTGCCGCTGTTTACGGGCCTTGCTTCGGCTCCGCAGAGGTCGCTGCAGGGCAACAAGGTCACCTACAAGGTGGCGTGCTATTCGGTGCTTAAGCCGGTCGATGACATCCTGACGCCCAGAGGCTTCTTCGTGGCTGCGGGCGTCCAGGGAGCTGCCGCCGCTGCCGAGCTGCTTGGTCTTGGCCCCGCGCCTATTCTGTACGGCACTTCGCCGGCCCTGACCGAGGCTATCATATCCGAAGACAAAGACACCTATTTGTCTATGGCGCAAAAGGTGCTCGATTCCATCGGTTGGCGTATCCGCATTGACGGCAGCGGGACAATCAGCCTGGTACCCCGCGCCGAGGAGGAGGCCGCCCAGTTTGACGATAACGAAAATGACTGCGTGGAGGTCAACATCACAGATACGGCAGACTGGTACAGCGCGCCGAACTGCCTGCGGGTGACGAGCGGAAAGGACTGCGTGGAAGTCCGGGACGACGACCCAGAAAGTCAGCTGTCGACTGTATCGCGGCAGGCAATGCGCGGCGGCACGGGTGAGATTTGGGCATCGGAAAGCGCTTCGTCCATCGGAGATGATGAGACATTGCAGTCCTATGCCGAACGAAGGCTGAAGGAGCTTCAGGGCCCGGCGCGGAAGATAAGCTACACCCGGCGCTACCGCCCGGAGGTTACCGTCGGCGACAAGGTGCGCCTGCACCTGCCGGGACACGGTATCGACGATGTCTTCACGGTAAGCAGTCAGAAGGTTCAGCTTGGTTACGGCGCAAAGGTTTCTGAGGGGGTGACGAAGTGACGGATGCAGTGCGCGAGCTGTTTGAGATGCTCGCGAAGAAGGAAAAGAGCGGGTCAGACTACACGGGCAGGGTTACCCGCGTGGAAGGCGGTACTGCCTACGTGCAGTTTGACGGTTCGGATATCCCGAACACGCCAGTGGCGCTCTCGATCGGCGCAAAGGCGGGCGATGAGGTCAGGATCCGCGTCGCGGACGGCAAGGCGTGGATAGTCGGCAACGACACCAACCCGCCAACGGATGACAGCGCGGCTCAGGAAGTCGCCGAGGAAATGGTCGATATGCGGACAAGGGTGACGGGTTTGCAGGGCCAGTACACCGAGATTCAGCGCACCGCGGACAACATCTCGACCATCGTGAGCGACGGCGACAAGCTGGTGTCGGTAATCAACCAGTCCGCGGGCGAGGTGCTCATTCAGGCGGAGAAGATAAACCTCGATGGGTATACCAAGATATCCGAAGGTGAAATCGGCGGGTTCAAGACCATCAAGGGCGATAAGAATTGCGCGGATAAGACCACTCAAAACGGCGGTCACGCCTACCCGACATCATTCTACAAACAGATGGACGACGGAACGTACGAATACGAAGTCGGTATGAAGGGTGACAACAACCCGGGCTACTTGAACTTCTACGTTAAGCGCATGACGAAGGGCGGCGCATGGTCATCGGCTTCCAATATGTTCTATGTGAACAACTCTGGCAAGCTGTACACGAAGAACGCCGAAATCGATGATGTCCTGAAGATTACGAAAGGCACGATGACTGCACAGCTCGACGGCGCAGAGCTGAAGTTCACGGACAGCCGGTTTGCTAACTACATGACCAAGATTGGTTACGGAATTACCAGTTTTGCGTCCAATACGCATTACATCGGATTATCGGGCGGCGCGCTCGATGCGAAGAGTGGTAACGCGTGGGCGTCAATCAACGGCAACTCGGTTGACGTCGGCTTCGATGACGGCACGTACAACCGGCAGGGCAGGTTCACGGCATCTGCGGCGGGCAATATCGGCTTGTACGACGCGGGAAACGCAAACTACATCATTTATTCCGCATCGGACTTCAAGGTTCATGTCCCGCATCAGTTCCTGTGTTGCGGCGCGGACGAAAGCTCCACGACCCAGCGCGTGCCCGTCGGCAGTTCTAATGTCGCCGACCAAGGCGTGCAGTGGCTCGGTGGCACGGGCGCGAACACGCTTGCTATCAATGCGGAGTGGAACAGCGGTTCGTTTGAGACGAAGACCATCGCGGTCAGCTCATCGGATATCCGCCTGAAGGACAACGTGACGGACACGGATGTCAACGCGCTGGAATTCATCAACCGCGTCAAGCTCCATGCCTTCGACTGGAAGTGGACACATCAGCATCAGGACATCGGCGTGATTGCGGATGAGCTTGAACAGCTCGACCCGTCATTAGTTGTCGGCGGCGGGGCTGACAGGGAAGGCAATCCGATATACAAGAGCATCAACAACCTGGTTCTTATCAGCTACCTGACGAAGGCCGTTCAGGAACTGAGCACCAAGGTCGAGGAACTCGAACACAAACTTAGCACTATGGAGGACAAAAACCATGGTCACAGTTAATATCACCGTAACAGATGAGGCGGTTCAGCCGGAAATCTATCTCGGTCGGCAGGGCGAGAAGCAGGCGCGGGAAATCGTGTTTGATCTGTCAGCTCTGCGAGAGAAGTACGGGGCGGGCACGGCGACCCTCTACCATCAGAGAAGCAAAGACCCTGCGCCGTATCTGATAGCCGAAACCACCGGCACGACCATGACGTGGACGGTGTCCGAAACGGATACGGTCTATGCCGGTATCGGATATTGCGAGTTCCGATATACGTTCGGCACGGAAGGGCTGTCGAAGTCAACCATGTTCGCCACGAATGTTAAGGCAAGCCTGTCCGGCGATGTCATCATCCCCGCAGCTCTTCAGTCCTGGTACGACGCCTTAATTGAGTACATCGACACCCACAGCGGCGGCTCGGTCGACCCTGCGGACATCGCGGCGGCTATCGAGGATTACTTTGCGGAGCATCCCATCACCGAGACCGACCCGACCGTGCCCAGCTGGGCAAAGGCGAGTACAAAGCCCACGTACACGGCGGCAGAGGTTGGCGCGTTGCCTGATGATACGACCTACGTGTCGAGCGTTAACGGGAACAGCGGGGCAGTGACTGGACTGGAACCCGTGACCACGGTGGTCAACAAGACCTCATCGGATACCAGTCAGACCCTTGCGGCGAACACGTTCTATATCTGGCCTGAGATGTCGGCTCTGACCATCACCTGCCCCGCAACGGGCGGGCCGTTTGCGTTTCGGTTTACAAGCGGTGCGACCGCGACCACGCTGACGATGACTGGCATCACGATGCCGGATGATTTCACGGTGGAGGCCAACAAGACCTATGAGGTCAACGTGTATGAGGGCTACGGATTGGCGGTGAGCTGGGAGGTGAGCGCATGAGTGACAGACGGGCGCTGATGGGAGCGGTTAAGACCGGCGGGGGCGGTTATTCGATAGACGATATCGCTACAGCATCCGAACCAAGCGGCGACATTGTTATAACAGCAACAACAATAGCAGAAGACGTATTTCTGCGTAGGCCTGGTATTACGTCTGTAGTTGCAGATAACGCCACTACTATAAATATGCAGGCTTTTCGTAAATGCTCCAATCTTACATCATTTACCGCAAAAAACGCCACAAAGTTAGGGAGTTATTGGATAGCGGAAACATCGGTGTCCGTGTTGGTGTTCCAAAAAATCAGTAATAACACTGGCTTTCAGAACAGATTCACCACGATGAACAACAAGTTGCACGTTGTTGACCTTGGTGGGAACAATATTCAGATTTGCAATAAGGACTTTGAAAGCGCCAGCGCACTGACAACGATTATACTCAGGCGACCCACCATAGTACCAATGCAAAATGCGTCTGCTTTTAACGGCTCACTGTTTAAATCAGGCGGTACGGGTGGCACTATTTACATCCCTAAAGTCCTTTATGATGAATTGGGAACGGGAAGTGCGAACGACTATAAAGCCGCTACCAACTGGTCAACGGTTGACGGGTACGGCACAATCACATGGGCGCAGATAGAGGGCAGTCAGTACGAAAACTACTACGCAGACGGCACGCCGATATCGTAAAGGAGGGGTTGACATGGTATACAGAACCAAGATAGCCTTGACCGACCGACCGACCGACCGACCGACCGAATTTGAATTTGACCTTGAATTATATGTTAACGGGACACGATACCTGTAACGGAGGAAATCCAAATGACCTACTACGTTAAACTCACAGACGGGCGGATTATCTACGCGCCCAGAAAACTCATTATCGACGGCGCAACGGTCTACAACCCTACTGCCGCCATGCTCACGGCTCAGGGGTGGAAACCTCTCAGGGTTGAGGACGCGCCCGCCGTGGAGGACGGCTACCACCTGGAGCCGGTCTACACCGAGGCCGAGACCGAGGTGGTGCAGGGATGGTCTGTCGTTGAGGACGGGCCGGTCGAGCCGTCAATTGAGGAACGCCTGCAGATGCAGGAAGATGCACTTGTTGAGCTTGCTGACTTGATCGCGGAGGTGATGGCATAATGGTTGCAATCTATGTGAGACGAATCAAGGCGGGCCTGATGACCATCGAGGACGTGCCGGAGCGGTGGCGGGAAAAGGTCAGACAGGCGCTGGAGGGGAACTAAATGGAGACCATCATGGCAAGCCTCATCAGCGGCATCGTGGCAATTGCCGTGTGCGTCATCAACAGCCGCGCCCAGATGCGGGATTTGGCGCACAAGCTGGAGCTGTCACAGGCCGTGACCGACACAAAGCTGGAGGAGCTGACACGGGAAGTCCGCACCCATAATAACTATGGGGAGCGGCTCATTTCGTTGGAGGAACGCGTAAAAAACTTAGAGAGGGGAGATGACGGCAGATGAGTAATAAGACCTACGACACCCTTAAGCTGATTGCCCTGATTTTGACGCCGGTGCTGGCCTTCCTCGCATCCGTGGCGAATATCTGGAATATTCCCTATTCCGAACAGATCGTTGCGACCCTGACCGGCATTGATACGCTTGTTGGTGCTATCGTGGTAGCGCTCAAGACTGCGTACGACAAGAAGGGCGGTGACACTGATGTCACTGAAGATTAATAAGAGCTTCATCCACGTGAACCACACCCTGCTGAAGCGCAATAAGTCCGACATCAAGTACATCGTTATCCATTACGTGGGCGCACTGGGTGACGCGAAAGCCAACGCTGAATATTACGGTTCGACCTACGTTGGAGCAAGCGCGGACTTCTTCGTGGGTCATTCCGGCGATATCTGGCAAGCCAATGACTACTATAATTATTATTCCTGGCACTGCGGCGGCGGGCTTCAGGGCACGGGCGGTCATAAGTTCTTCGGCATCTGTACCAACCAGAACAGCATCGGAATTGAGCTGTGCGTCAGGAAGCGCTCCACGAAGACCATGAACGCCACAGACCGCGACTGGTACTTCGAGGACGCCACGGTCGCATCTGCCGCCCTGCTTGTCCGTCAGCTGATGCAGGAGCTGGACATCGATATCCATCATGTCATCCGGCACTACGATGTGAACGGCAAGATTTGCCCGAACCCGTTTGTAATGGATGAGAGCAAATGGGCGGCATTCAAGAAGCGCATCATTGGCACTATTCCAATCGAGAACCCAGCGCCGCACGGGATACCGAAGAGCAAGGCCGACTTTATCGAGAAGGTCGCAAAGATTGCCACGGAGCTGTGGCCCGACCTGCAGATTTTGCCATCCGTGGTCATTGCGCAGTGCTGTCTCGAAACCGGGTATGGGCTCGGTTCGGACGCGGCGGAGCTGGTGGAGCGAAACAACTTGCTTGGCATGAAGTCCGACCTCATCAACTCCACGTGGAACGCCTTCTCAACCTGGAACGGCGAGAGCTTCGTTAAGGTCACGCCGGAAGTGGTGAACGGGAAGACCGTCTACATCAACGACAGCTTCCGCGTGTACCCGGACTACAGAACCTGCATCGAAGACTATGAGCAATTCCTAAGAAACGTTAAAAACGGTTCCGGATACAAATATCGCGTTATTGTCGGCATGGCAGATCCCGAACAGGTCATTACCGCGATAAGCAAGGGCGGGTACGCCACAGATCCGGGCTATATCACTAAGGTCATGCGCCTGATCCGGGAGAACGACCTGACCAAGTATGACCCGCAACCGACCAAGGAGAAGGAAATGACGATACCCGAAAAAGCCGTACAGTGGGCGC